CCCTACCCCCTTAGTACCCCCTATCCCCTTATTATCAGTATAGGTTGTTCCTTTAAGTAGTTGATACATTAGTGGTTGTGATACTTCGTACTTCCTAGCCATAGCAGAGATAGTTATCTTATCACTAGCAGTATTAAACTCTAGTCTTATAGCATCAGCTTCAGCAACAGTAAACTTTCTTCTGGAGTAACCTCCACCTCTTGAGTCTTTCCTATCACTTACTTTTATCTTTCTAATCTTTGGCATAATATATATTTAATATTCATCATCAAACCTATCAGTAGTTTCACCATACTGGTATTCAACATCAACATTTGTTATAGTTACATCTACTTTACTGAGGTTCTTTTTATTTAAGTAACAGATTCTATCAATCAGTTCTGTGTCTTTCTTTATTTCCTCTATGTTAGAGGTTAGTGCAAATGTATCTAATATACCAACTGTAGTCTTTCTTGTTACAGTAGCTTTATTCTTAATCTCATAAGATACAAATACTCTAAATATTGGTTTCTTCATTTTTAATCTTATCTAATTCAAACTCAAGATGATTAATTGCTTTCTGTATGCACTCAACACTTGTAGTGTGCTTCCTTTTTGCACGGAGCAAATATGTGGTGGCAGTACCTATATTGTAGGATAAATCAAAATCCTCAATTACTTTCCTAGCCTCATAGCCATACACTCTACCAATGTAATAGTTAGGTATCTTATCTTTACTATAGTCTAACCCTAACTCATCTTTAGTTAGTTTCATCTTAGGATTTATTGTATCACTCATAGTATACCCATTCCTTCCTTGTTCGTAATAAAGCTTATTGTGTTTTTTTGTCATTACCTTTTTGTATTTCTTCGTAACTTCTATTTTTCTCTAAGTTTTCCATATTCCAAAAGAGTTTTTCTTTTGTTCTTCTTTTTATTCTATCTTCTATTATAGTCATAATAATAACTATGAAAAAGAAGATTGCTGTAAAGATTCCCATTAATGTAAATATAATCATTGTTTTATTGTTTTAGTTTATTCTGTTAATAGTCTTAGTAGTTGGCTACTCGTATATATTCTCTCATTTCCTGCATATTCATTATAGATACAAGTAAAGCTATCTTCTTCCCATATCCATAAAGAATTGACATTGTTCTTGATGTGTCCTTTAAGTACCCACTTGATTGTTTTGTATGTTCTTTCTACGGCCATATTACTACTATGTTTTTGTTCATATCTATTATTTTAGTTTGTATTGGGGAGGTAACCACACCCCCCCTCTACTACTCAGGTCTGAAAAATTAAAAGCTTTTAGGTCTTACCCTGTATTTATTATTAATTGTTTCCTGAGTATTCATCATTAGTCTTGTTGTGGAGGAAAGTTATCTTGATAAGTATTACCTAAGAATTTACTTGCTGATTTAGCCCTACTTGATGGCTCTCTAATTCTCTTCCATCCAAACTGCATATAGTATGTTAAGTCAGTATTTATAACTTTAGGTACACTAAACTTCTCTCTCTTCTCTTCATCTGTTTTTTTCATCTCACAAATATATAAAAATAATTGAATTTTATAGTAATTAGTTTCTAAAACTTTTACCCTTGATAACCACCACTTTACACTTCCTTAGTCTATCAACAGTTCTTTTATCATACCTAAGTTTAAGTGCATCTCCATCTAAATTAGTTGTTATTAGCAAAGTCTTTGAAGCATCTTCTGCATACGATATAGCATCACTAACACCATCTATCTTAGTACCATAATCATTCTTAATACTCTCAGTACCTAAGTCATCAATGATAATGAATAGAGAATCATTCTTTTCAATAGCACCTATTTCTTTTGCAGGAATACTCCTTAACACTTTATTAGTTTTAGTTCTAAAGATTGCTGGTATAACATAATTAAGAATAGTTGATTTACCTAATCCACATTTACCCATTAACATTAAACCCCTACCTTTATTATCACACAACCAATCTATAATCAAATCGTATGTAGGTAGATGCTCATAAACATCAATCGTTCTATCGTAATGTTTAAATGCTTTAATAAACATATCTTTAATCTCTTCTCTCTCTCCTAGTTTAAATCTATTAAACTTCTTTGGCTGAAGGTAGTCAGCATCTTTAAATGTATCTTCTATTGTTCTCATAATTTTATTGAAAGTAATTCATTATATGTCCATAAACATAATCTCCATCTTCATTAAGTTCATCTAACTGCTCATCAGTCATTGGTACACCATCATAGTCAGCACTTGATATGTATGCATCACAGAAGTCAGGATAATCTTTAGTATCTATTCCATCTATTTCAATATTGTCAATTTTTTTGTAGTCCATAGTTTTTTAGTTTTTAAAAAGAACCATCTCCATAATTCATATCTCCATTGAATTTATGTGATGTAGTTCTATCATTAGTATTATTGTTTCTACTGCTTTTCTCCCAAGTTATTATACAGCTTTTCCAATTTTTCATTTTTTCTTTACCAATCTTCCAATCTTTACTTTCATAGAAATGATAAAATGTTTCTGAATCTACATTATTCTTTCTTTCAGTACAATATTCTTTAATCTCAATTATTGTTGGTTTTTTAAAACTACCCTTAGTATTACCTTTCATAGTATTAGTTCTTGTAGTATTACTCTTTAGATTTTTATCGCATAGGGTTTTAGATATTTTTAACATACCCTTATTGATTATTTTCACATACCTATGTGATATTTGTCGTGTACCCTCCTTGTATGTATATCTAACCTCAACATACCCATACTTAACTAATTGGCTAACCCATCCTGAGATAGTTCCTTTTTCTTTTTTATATAAGTCTGCAAAGTATTTATTAGATGCAAAGCACTCTGCATTCATATTACATAGTGCTGTTATCTCAGCGTATAATAGCTTAACATTAGCTTTTAACCTATCATCATACCTAACCTCTGCTGATAGTATTGCATAGTAGTTTGGTTGTTCTTTCATTGTGTTATAGTTTTTGTTATTATATCCATTGAGTAGCAAATGCCCTAGCTATACCTTGGAATGTTTTACTTCTCAATGACCTCCTTTCTTGAACTGTTTTTGCTATCTTTAGTGCTTCATAATACCACATTGCCATTCTTTTTTTCTCTCCCTTTTTTGATGTAAATTCAAAGAACTCACCTTTATCTACAATATTAGTATGAACTAATTTAGGTAAATTCTTCAGCCACAAGCAAGTGCTTTTCTGTGCTTTATCTCCAAAATGCCAAGGTTGAATTATTTGGTCTGGTTTTCTTATTTTACTACTTATTACACTTATTGGATTCTCAATAGCAATTTTGTCTATTGGTGCATTCATTAATTTACGAACAAACTCTAATCCTTCATTTTGATTTCTTAGTCTTTCTTGATTTACACTTCCATCTTTATTGTACATCCATCTAGCACCACTAACTGCTAAAAATGTACAAGGTGGGTGAGCAATCATCATATCATACTTTCCACTATATGCTTCTGCTATTGCATCTCCTTTAATGTGCCATTCAGGATGACCTCCACTACATTCTTGAATATCGCAAGAATACGCTTCAATTCCAATCCTTCTAAACTCTTTAGTTACTGTCTGACTTTCTTCACAGGCTATTAATACTTTCATTGTTTTATTGTTTTTTTAGTTATTAAAATAAGAGGAGGATATTTCACCTCCCCTCATATTTTTTATTTAGAATGGTAAGTCATCACTACTATCACTAGTAGACTCTTGCTTAGGAGCAGTATTAGCCTTCTCCTTTGGCTCAAAATCATTTACATAGGCATAATGTGTCGCACCTTTTTCTGATGGCTCTCTGCGTTCTGAAATAACCATTGATACCCAGCCATTCTTTGCATTCTTTTGTAGTTCATCTAACTTAAAGTTAGCAACCATCATTGTACCATACTTCGTATTAATGTTTTTAATACTACTTGGTAAGTAAACCTTCTCTTTCTTGTCTGTCATTTTTTTGTTTTTTAATTTTATATAATTTAGTTAATGAATCCTTGATTTTCTGCTGCCTAGCTTCTAGTCCTAATATTTCCTCATCTAGCTCTACCTCAATTATTTTACATTCTACTCTTTTAAACAATTCAGATTCTTCAGTGTAATTATTGTAGAAGAATTTAAACTTTCTAGTGTGGTGGATTATTGATGAGTGATGTAAGTTGGTTACACCTGCTATCTCCATTAGAGTTAATCCAAACATCTCTCTTAAAATGTATATGTACATTCTCTTAGCGAATATAATGTTTTTTTTTCTACTCCCTAAAAACATTCTCTCTTTATCTACATCATATATATCTGCCAATTCAGACATAATTATATTATTGTAGTAATCACTAAATTTTAATCTTCTTCTTTTCATTGTATTTATTGTTTATTTAAGTCGTACACTATTGTATCAACTACATCTTGAACTGTTAAGCCTATAAAGTCTGCTAATCTGTGTGCGTGTATAAATCTAAGGTTGGATGGTATCTTTATAAAATCTCTACTGGTAGCATAGTTTACTCCTATTACCTTGCATAGAGTTGAATTAGATATACCATAAATTCTTAGTAGTGCTTCAAACTCATTCCTAGACTGTCTGATTTTTAGTAGTGAATATTTCTTAGTCATTACTATGTAGGTATTCATCAACCTTACTAGATAGTACCTTAAAGTTTGTTTTATCAAAGTGATAGAAGTCTATCATCTGCTTCTCATCCAGCAGT